AACATGATTTACGGTTCACAAAACTAATCATAGTTTCTAACTACTAAAAAAGGAAATAACCTACATGGCTAACGCATATGTATCATCAGATTCCGCCTCTCTCGGCGGTACCGTTGGTAGTGCTGGTTTAGTACAGAAGGCTTATGACCGACTTCTTGAATTCGCTCTACGTTCAGAGCCACTAATTCGTTCAGTCGCAGATAAGCGTCCTGCTAAGCAAAGCATTCCAGGTTCAACAGTTGTTCTACAACGTTACGTTGACCTATCAGCAGCAACAACTGCACTCACAGAAACAACAGACCCAGATGCAGTAGCAATGTCTACACCAACATCAGTTACAATTACTCTTAACGAGTACGGTAACTCTGTTCTTGTAACACGCGCTTTGGAACTATTCAGCCTCGCTGACGTAGACCCAGCAATTGCTAACATCATTGCATTCAACCTTGCAGATTCAATTGACGCAGTAGCAATGGCAACATTGCGTGCTGGTACAAACGTAATCTACTCAGGTTCAACAGCAACATCAACAGCAACAGTGACTGCCGCTGCAACACTATCTTCTGCTAACATCCGCAAGGCTGTTGCGAAGTTGCGTGCAGGAAAGTCAGTAGCCCGTAAGGGTTCACTATACTGGGCTGGACTTCACCCAGAAGTTTCACACGACCTTCGTGCTGAGACAGGTTCTGCTGGATGGCTTCTTCCTAATCAGTACGGTTCTTCACAGGACCGCATCTGGGCAGGAGAAATCGGTACATACGAAGGTGCATACTTCGTAGAGTCACCACGCCTATACAGCGCAACAGACGGTGCTTCATCTGCAAAGGTGTACCGCACAATCATCGCTGGACAGCAAGCGCTTGCAGAAGCAGTTGCTGAAGAGCCACATGTAGTCATCGGACCAGTTGTCGACAAGTTGATGCGTCACCGCCCAATGGGTTGGTACGGCGTACTTGGCTTTGCTCGCTACCGCGAAGAAGCACTATACCGAATCGAATCAGGTTCATCAATCGCATAGTTGATTGACGGTTGAGCAGGGGGAGTAATCTCCCTGCTTAGCAGTAAATCCATTAGAAGGAGAATCATGGCAAACTGGACATTCACGACACCGTACGTATTAGAAGGTCCATCTGGCGGACACAGGTTGTTTTACTTTGCAAAGTTACGCAAAGGCATTACAATCATTAAACTTGATGGAGAATACTTCCAAACTCGTTATCCAGTAGATGAAGACCTAACTGAATACCAAGAAGTATATCGTGGTGGTTACGAACATACAGTAGATGATGCAACAAAGGCAGCACTTATTGCTGGTGGAGTTGACGTAACAGAAGCAAACTTTACAGCACAGTAGGAGATGAAATGGGACTACATCAAATACGAACACATCCTGAATATGTAGAGGGATGTTTCGGGTGCAAGGCACTTGGTCTTGAACTTGGTACAGGAGATGCAACTAGAGACATTTCAGATAAGAAATGGACCTCAGAGTTACAAGCATACCGAGATGCTAAGGCTCAAGGAATTCAACCAGGAGGCACATCACGTGCTCACGTTGAAGCAGCCTATGCTGCATCAGTAACATTAGGTACAGCCTACAATTCAGAGACAATGCCTAAAGCAAACCAGATAACTAAAAAAACCGCCGAAGTTATGAAAGAGATTGGACAAGTATAATGTCAGCAAAAGGTGAGAAGTACACATCTAAGAAGGCAATGAAGAAGCATGAAGGCTCAGAAGGAATGAAAGAGCGCATGATGGAATATGGTCCTAAGAAGGCTGTAAAGAAAACAGCCAAGCGCGTAGCAAAGAAGTCTTCAATGGTCCGTAAGAAGGGGATGTAATTATGGCATCGTATCTAGAGAATTTAATCAAAGAAGCCAAGCAGTATGCTAACGCTAGAAATAAAACTGGCGAGAATTCTGCCAAGGGAAGTTCATACCCACCAAACTCTATGGCTGATGGTGGTATGGGTCGCGAGTATTATAGAGCCCAAGCAAATGCTGCTCGTAAGCAAGAAGATTCAGCGTTTGGTCAGATGTTTGGAGCATTGCTTCAGGGTCGTCGTTATGATGACAAGACAGGCAAGTTAGTAAAAGCAAAGAAGAAGTAAAGGGATAAAGAATTGAAAGACTCAAGACTAACTCGGGCTGGTGTATCAGGTTTTAACAAGCCTAAGAAAACACCAAGCCACCCTACTAAGTCACACGTTGTTGTGGCTAAGGTAGGTAGCCAGATTAAGACCATTCGTTTTGGACAACAGGGCGTATCTGGTTCACCTAAAAAAGCAGGAGAATCTTCTGCTTATGCAGCACGTAGGAAGTCTTTCAAAGCAAGACACGCAAGTAATATATCCAAAGGAAAAATGAGTGCCGCATATTGGGCAGACAAGGTGAAATGGTAATAAAAATGGCAATTGATAAGAGCACATGGAATAAGAAGATTAAAGTATCTCAAAGCACAATTAATGATATTAAAAAACTAGGTATGAAAGAAGCACTAAAGTTGGCTAAGATGAACGCCAAGGCAGAGCAAGCAGGACTTGTTGCAGAGTACCAGGAAGCAACACGTCGTCTATACGGAGACCGTCGCTTCGCTGCTTCAACTGGAGCAAAGGCTCCTGCTGCAAAGAAGTCTGCAGTACCTTCTAAGTTCAATTACAAGGGTCGCTAAAAACAACTATCAAAGGTGGGGACAATGGCACAAGAGACAGTATCAATCGCATGGTGTGACAATGGTATGGTTGATGGCAAGTTTATGCAAGGCGTTACAGACGTCATGCTTAAGTCTGGCATCAACTTTACCACCACACTAAGAAGTCAAGGCAACCAGATTGCAAGACAGCGTGAGAAGATAATTCGTTACTGGTATGAAAACAACACCTCAGAGTGGCTCCTATGGGTTGACTCAGATGTTGTTATTAGTCCAGAGAAGTTTAGACTCTTATGGGATAACAAGGATGTCAAAGAACGTCCTATTGTAACTGGAGTTTATTTTACAACAGATACACCAGAAGAACCTTTAATGATTCCAATGCCAACTATCTTTAACTTTGCAGAAGCGCAAGATGGTGTGGTTGGTATTAAGAGAGTTCACCCAATGCCAGAGAACCAACTTATCAAAGTTGAGGCAGCGGGTATGGGATTTGTTCTTATGCACCGAGATGTAATCGACAAGATTATTGAAGCAGTTGGCAATGAGATTGCTATCTTCAATGAGATTGGAACTGGCAAGTCATTCATGGGTGAAGATATCTATTTCTTCGCACTAGTTGGCAAAGCAGATGTCCCAGTCTATTGTCATACAGGTGCGGTAGTTCCTCACATGAAACGATTCTCATTTGATGAGCATTACTACAAAGCATTTTTTGGCGGAGTTAAAGAAGAAAAGAAATCTAATTTAATCTTGCCAAAGCAAGGGTTAATTACACCTAAGAAGGGTTAAACAATGGCACTAGGTAAAGCAGGCAGTAGTCTAGCAGCAGAGTTGAATAGACTTGCTGGGACGACTGGTCTTGATGAACAGGGCGCTGCTAATGCTTGGGCTGCAACAACTGGCCTAGCAACTGTTGGCGCACTAAACATCAAAGTATCATCATCACGTACACGTGATAAGTTCAAGGACATTGATGGCGTCTGCAATGAACTTGCTGGAACTACTGGACTAGCAGCACCTGCTGCCTTAAGGAGCATCAACGCATGACAATTACTTTAGAAAACATGATTGATGAAGTTCTTATTAACCTTGCTGGTTATACCTTCCAACAGGACAGAGCAACCTATCTTAAGACTGCAGTAACTACAACAACCTCTTCAAGTGCTTCCCCACTTATCCTATCTCTTGGTTCTACTGAATCTGTAGGTAAAGGTATTATTGAAATTGATGAAGAGTTGCTATGGATTGATTCATATGACCGTATCTCTAACACAGCAACAGTTGCACCTTACGGACGTGGCTATCTAGGTTCTACAGCGGATACACACCTTGCTGATAAGAAGGTTACTATCAGCCCAACCTTCCCACGCTTGTCTGTTAAGCGAGCAATCAATGATACAATCAATGCAATGTGTTCTTCAATCTTTGCTGTAAAACAGTATAACTTTACATTCAATGCTGCAATTACAACATATCCACTTGTTAACCTAAATGTTAAAAATATTCTTTCTATCTCATGGCAATCAATTGGACCATCAAAAGAATGGATTCCAATTCGTCATTACGATTTTGATGCATTAGCAAATGCTGAGGCGTTTGGTTACACTACTGGTGTAGACCAAGTTCAAACCATTACTTTAGGTCAGGCACCAGTTGCTGGTAGAACTGTAAAAGTTATGTATGCTACAAACCCTCCAATATTTACTACCAATACTCAAGATTATGTAACTCAAACAGGATTGCCAGCATCTACTAGAGATGTTGCTATTCTTGGAGCATCATATCGTTTGCTTTCAAATCTAGACCCAGCACGTGCTTCTCAGGTTAGCCCACAGGCTGATGAGACAGATTCTAAGCGTCCATTCGGTGCATCTCAAAGTGCAACCAAGCAACTGTATGCTCTTTATCAACAGCGCCTTAAGGAAGAAACAGCAGTGCAGCAATCTAATTACCCAGCAAAAGTCCACTACTCCCGCCGATAAGGACCAGCAATGACAACTAGAAAATACTCATCTCGCGCCCAGCAGACAACGCTGAGTTCTCCAATTACAAGCACAGCGACAACTATGACAGTTGTAAGTGGCTCTTCCATCATGGGTGGAAAGACATTAACTGGAACTCAGACATACACAGTTGTTATTGACCCAGATACAGCCCTTGAAGAAATTGTTGATGTTACCGTATATTCAACTGGTAATACATTAACCATTGCTCGCGGTATTGATGGAGCAACACCAGGAACTGGAGTGGCTCACTCTGCAGGTGCAGTAGTACGACACATGGCAATTGGTCGTGACTACCAAGAGGCTAATGACCACATTGAAGCAACAACAGGACACGGTGCAACAGGTGCTGTAGTCGGTACAACCAACACACAGACATTAACTAATAAAACTTTAACTGCTCCAATATTAACTACTCCAGCACTTGGCACTCCAGCATCTGGTATACTTACTAATACAACTGGACTTCCGCTAACAACAGGCGTAACTGGAACTCTTCCAGTAGCCAATGGTGGCACAGGTATTACTTCACTTGGAACTGGCGTTGCCACATTCCTTGGAACTCCATCAAGTGCAAACCTTGCTGCTGCTGTAACTGATGAGACAGGTACTGGCTCTTTAGTACTTGCTACAAGCCCAACTTTAGTCACACCAGTTCTTGGCGTAGCAACAGCAACTAGCATCAATGGAACAACAATTCCAACAAGTGCAACTTTAGTTAAGACCAGTGATACTGGCACAGTAACTAGCACAATGATTGCAGATGGAACAATTGTTAATGCTGACATCAACGCATCTGCTGCTGTTGCATACAGCAAACTTGCTTTAACTGGTGCAATTGTAAATGGCGATATAACTAACGATACAATTACAAATGCTAAGATTAATACTGCTGCTGCAATTGACTGGACAAAACTCGGTATTTCATCAACAGTCTCAGCAACTGAAATTGGATATGTAGACGGAGTTACTTCTGCTATTCAGACTCAATTAGATTCTAAGTTAGCAACTGCTACAGCATCAAGCACATATGCACCTTTGGCAAGTCCAGCATTGACTGGAACTCCAACTGCTCCAACTGCTACTGCTGGCACAAGTACTACTCAGGTAGCAACTACAGCATTTGTTGGAACCGCAGTAAACAATCTTGTAGCATCAGCACCTGCAGCCCTTGATACTCTCAACGAGTTAGCAGCAGCACTTGGCAACGATGCATCATTTTCTACAACAGTAACCAACTCTATTGCTACTAAGTTGCCACTTGCTGGTGGAACTATGTCTGGTGCAATTGCAATGGGCACTAACAAGATTACAGGTATGGGAACACCTACAGCGTCAACTGATGCAGCAACTAAAGGTTATGTAGATACAGTAACAGTTGCTCCTAGCAACTTGACTGGACCTATCACATCTACTGGTTCAGCAACTGCTATTGCATCTCAAACTGGTACTGGTACTAAGTTCGTAATGGATACTAGCCCAACGCTTGTAACTCCTGTTTTAGGCGTAGCAACGGCTACATCTATTAATGGTACTACTATCCCATCTACCAAAACTTTAGTAGTAACTACAGATAAAATATCTGCACTTGCCGCTACCACCTCTGCAGAACTTGCTGGTGTAATTTCAGATGAAACTGGTTCAGGTGCTTTGGTATTTGCTACTAGCCCAACTTTGGTTACACCAGTACTAGGAACACCGACATCAGTAACGCTTACTAATGCAACTGGTTTGCCAGTAAGCGGTATTACTGCTTCAACTACAACGGCACTTGGTGTTGGTAGTGTTGAACTAGGACACGCAACTGATACAACTCTTGCTAGAGTTTCTGCTGGTGTTGTATCTATTGAAGGAGTCAATGTTGTTACTACATCATCAACAGATACACTTACTAATAAAACATTAACTGACCCAAAGATTAATCAGTCTATCAATGCCCAAACTGGTACTACATATACATTTGTATTAACAGACAATGGTAAGTTCTTGACTGCATCTAATGCTTCTGCTCAGACATACTCTATACCTACTAACGCATCTGTTGCATTCCCAATTGGAACAAGCATTGATTTAATCCAAATTGGTGCAGGTCAGGTAACAGTTACTGCAGTAACATCTGGAACAACAACTATTCTTTCTAATGCTGGAACTGCAGCGTCACCTAAAGCGCGTGCTCAATATTCTGCTATGACTTTAAAGAAGGTGGCTACAGATACTTGGTATGTCATTGGTGATTTAGCATAATGAGTCCATCAAATATTGGTATTTACGCATCACAAATTTCAGGCAATCTTACTTCTTATGAATCTATATCGACTGTAACTGTTGGAGCAGGTGGGGCAGCCACTGTATCTTTTAGCAGTATCCCATCAACCTATCAACATTTGCAGGTGAGGTTTTTTGCGCGAAGTACCTTTAACAACAGTGGCAATAGCGTAAATTGCTATTACAGACTTAACAGCGATAGCGCAAGCAATTACTCTCAACATACATTGCGTGGAGATGGTGCTAATATTTATGCTTCAGGCAGTGCTAACCAGACTGTTATGTTTGCTGGGGCGGGTGTAGCAGATGCTGGCTCTACTGCAAGCGTATTCGGCGGTGGAGTTATGGATATCCTAGATTATAAAGATACTAACAAATATAAGACTGCTCGTTTGCTAAATGGGTTTGACCGTAATGGCGGAGGTCAAGTAGTTTTCTCTTCAGGTAATTGGAGAAACACAAATGCAATTACTACTGTAACTTTATCTACAGATAGTAACTGGGCAGAATACTCATCTTTTGCTTTATACGGAATTAAGGGGTAACAAATGCCATCTACATACGAACCGATTGCTAGTTACACATCAAATGGCACAAGCAATGGTGTTACATTTTCTTCTATTCCTCAAACTTACACTGATTTAATTTTGGTAGTAAATTATAGAAGTCAGGTGGTTAGTGCCACAGACGGCCTGTATTTATATGCAAATAATACTGCTAATGGAGATTACTCAAGCACCTTGCTTATTGGCAATGGGTCATCTGTATCTTCTACAAGATATACAAGCGATTACTACGGGTCTAATTGTGGCTATGTCCCAGGTGCTTCTACCGCTTCTGGGACTTTTGGCAGTGCAATTATTCACATTCAAAATTACACAAACACAACTACATTTAAGACAGCAATTACAAGAAGCAACACAACTGGGTCTTTTGTGACTGCTGCCGTTTCTCTTTTAAGAGGAACAGGTGCGATTACTTCAGTTTCACCTTTTGTTTACGGTAGCGCATCAAATCTTGTTAGCGGTTCTAATGCAACCCTCTATGGAATAAAGGCGGCATAATGGCTACATTTACTAAGATTGCCTCTGTATCTGTTGGTTCAGGTGGAGCAGCAACTATGGACTTTACAAGCATCCCTGCTACCTTTACTGACTTATGTGTCAAGTTATCAGGTCGTTCTGCTCGTTCAGCACAACAAGCGGATAATTTGTTCATTACATTTAACAGTACAACTACAAATTTTACAATGAAAGCATTAGCGGGTAACGGTACTTCCCCTAGTTCATCAGGTTATTCAAGTCGTTATGCTTCATTTGCGGTAGATGCAGCAGGTTCAACTGCTAGCACATTTTCAAGTCACGAGATTTATATTCCAAATTACACAAGTGCTAACTACAAATCTTATTCAGCAGATAGCGTATCTGAAAATAATGCTACCGATGCTCAATCTGATTTAGTTGCTGGTCTTTGGTCAAACACAGCAGCAATTACTTCTATCTCATTGCTTCCTGAAGTTTCAACTTGGGTACAATACTCAACAGCAACCCTCTACGGCATCAAAAACTCATAAGGAGAAACAATGACAACAGCAATCGAAGTTAACTGCGCTACAGGCGAAGTTACAGAACGTCCACTAACAGCAGAAGAAATTGCCCAACGTGAGGCTGATGCAGCAGCGGCAGCAGCAGAACAAGCATCACGTGAAGCAGCAGAAGCAGCAGCACAGGCTGCTAAAGAATCAGCACAGTCTAAGTTGACTGCATTAGGTTTAACTGCTGAAGAAATTGCTGCATTAACTAAGTAATAAAACAATTCTGACTTAAGGAGTAACGTGGCTAGAGATATTACCGAAGGTGATGATGGAGTCTATTCCAGTTTTGATGGTAGTGGAGTATCCAACGTTGCACGTGGTGTTGCTGACATTGGTATTGTTTCATCTACTGCCACTTGGCAGAATACAGATGTAGCATACGATGTAGCAGTTGGTGGGCTTCCGTTCATCTATGCAATCAATGACACACGCCCTTATATCCGTCAGACAGCACCTTTCCGTAAGGACCAGTTTGATAATGGCAATGAACCAGGAGAGCAATCTCTAACTGGTTGGTGGATTAGAAGTCAGATGTCATTCCATTCTGGTACAGGTATTAACTTCTATGACCCTGCAACTACAGATGAGAATGGTCATTACCGCTTCCACGAAAGTAGAGGCTTAGATGTCTGGACAAAGGGTCAAGTTACTTTACTTAAGCAAACATCAAACATGACTGGTGTGACTAGCGGTATCTATAAACTTATTTCTGTTGTGGATGCTGGAACTAATAAGGTTATTGCTTGGACACCAGCAAACACCACTATTAATAACTACACCGCTAGTGGAACTGCTGTTACTTATTCTAGCGTAGTTACTGCTGGACTTGATACTGCCACACTTGCTATTGCAACTGATGGTGCTCACTTGTTTGTTGCTGACAATGACCATATTTATGCAGGTGAAATTTCTACACCTGCTGCTGGATACACGCAGTATTACAATACTGGCAGCGAAAAGATTGTTCTTGGTTGGGCAAAGCAAAGACTTGTGGCATGCATTGGTGCTGCTGTTTATGAGTTAACTGGAGCCAAAGGCTCAAGTCATACATTACCTACTGCCGCATACACGCATCCAAATTCTGATTGGACTTGGACTTCTATCTCAGAGGGTGGCTCTGCCATCTATGCTGCTGGATATCTTAATACAACCTCAGCAATCTATAAGTTTACCCTAGCATCTAACGGCGCTATGCCAGTACTTGCATCAGGAGTAATTGCAGCGCAACTACCTATTGGTGAGTATGTTACTAAGATTGAATCTTACTTAGGCTACCTAGTAATTGGAACAAACAAGGGTGTACGCGTAGCAGCAATATCAGATACTACTGGAGACCTAACCTATGGTCCTCTTATTATTGAAGCAGAAAATACAGGTCTTGACTTTGCCTTTAGAGATACATATGTATGGGTAACAGGAAGTATTGATGGGTATGCTGGTCTATACAGAATCAACCTTGCTAATGAGTTAGAAACTCTACGCTTTGCTTATGCTACAGATGCATTCCTTGATGGAGTATCTGGATATGCAACTAGTGTCGACTTTGTCGGAAGTACAAACCAGATAGCATTTACCACATCTGGTAGCAATGGCATTGCAATCCAATCTACAACAGACCTATCACCAAGTGGCTATCTTACAACAGGTAACATTCGATACGGAACTCTTGAGCCTAAGAACTTCAAGCGTTTACTTGGTCGTGGTGACTTTACCTATGGTTCAATGACACTTGAAACTGTTGACAAAGATGGCGTTGAGTATGACCATATTGCATACGATTCTGCCATTCCTCCAGTTGAGGTTGGAACATCTAGCCCAGCAACCGCGCAAGAGTATGTAGCCTACAAGTTTATTCTTTACCGCGATACAACAACATCTTCACTTGGACCAACCTTCAAGGGATACCAAGCAAAGGCAACTATTGCTACACCTCGTCAACGCATTGTACGCTTCCCTGTGTATTGCTTTGATGTTGAAACAGATAGATTCAATACTGTAGTTGGGTATGAAGGTCGAGCATTTGACCGCATTCAACTACTAGAAGATATCGAAGAAACAGGCGATGTGCTTACATGGCAGGACCTATCAACTGGCGAATCTCGTCAGGCAGTAATCGAGCAAGTTACATTCACACGCATGACTCCTCCCGATAAGCGCTTTGACGGTTTCGGTGGAGTCCTAGAGATAACAATAAGGACCGTATAATGACTGCATCAAATTGGGCTGGCTTAATCGTAGCAATCATAGCAATGGTATCTGCTTTTGCAGGTTCTGTCAGATGGTTGGTTAAGCATTACCTTTACGAACTCAAGCCCAATTCTGGAAGTTCATTAAAAGATTCTGTCACAAGACTAGAAGAAAAAGTAGAAGTTCTATACCAGATGATGTTACACAAGGGGAGAAATGAATGAAACCTGTAGCCAAGAAAGCCACTCCTGCTGCAATTGCTGTTCTGCGCCAAGCGACGGCATTGCGACCAAAGCGCAAGAAAGCCTCCGATGGGCTCCTACCATCTGCTGCTCATCAACTACAGAATCCTAACTCAGACCATAACACTGGCTTTGGGGTTGACGTTACACATGACCCTGTATTTGGTATTGACGGCAAAGAAGCGTTTGTACGCTTGCGCGAAGATAAGCGTGTTAAGTATTTAATTTTTATGGGACGTATCTGGTCGCCTGAAAAGGGAGACCATGAGTACACTGGACCTAATAAGCATAACCATCATGTACATATATCAATCAAAGATAACTATGGGAATGACACATCCCCTTGGTTCCCTTGGTTGGGCACCCCTACAACCATCAACAAGGTAAAGGCAGCAGTTAAGCCACTACCAAAGAAGGAGAACAAATGAACAAGAAGAAGTTAGAAGCGATTGCTTCAACATACGTACGTGCGGCAATTGCATCTGTGATTGCCCTATACCTTGCAGGAGTTACGGACCCAAAGGCTCTACTATCTGCAGGAGTTGCAGCGGTTGCTGGACCCCTATTAAAGGCTCTAGATACTAACGCAACAGAGTTCGGCGTAACCAAGAAGTAGCCCTAATAAGCCTTAGAAGGCTGTTTTAAGACAAGAAACCCCCTTACCTTAGTGATTACACTAGGGCGAGGGGGTCTTTTGTCGTTTCTAGAGGTTAGCGCTCTAGTTCTTCCTCAAGTTCTTCTAGGTAAAGCGTGTA